GACACCGTTAATGATAACTTTTGTGTCAAATTCTCTCATTGGATTTTTTATAAGTCTTTGAAACAGTTCGCTTGCTGGATACATACTCTCACCTCTCTATCAAGCTGAATTTCAAACCTTTCCACATTATTATATCTTCTTTTTTTATCATCACAGCTGCTTTTCTGTCTCCAACGTAGACCGTTTTTGTCTCGTACTCCCCTGACTCGGGGTTAGGGAAGTACACCTCAAAAAATATGTCTTTCATTAGTTTCAAAATCCTTGACATGTCTTCCCAAAGCAACGGAGCGAAACTTAGGTCTATTTTTTGTTTCACCGCTATTCTATCCCTGTTAAGTGTTCCATCTGCTGTTCTCGTTGTTGTTTCGGCATCCAAGTCTGATATTGACACTTCAAAGCTTTCTAGAAATTCAGTTATTTCTACATTGTTTATCTTTACCATGCCTACACCTCCAACACTGTGCTTCCTATCTGACGCTGATGTGAATTTATTGCTTTTATTATTATCTCTGCCAACTCACTTTCGCCTATTTTATATATTCTTTTTTCGACTTTACGGCTACTCATCATTTCATCTATTTTGTCTGTAAACGTAGACATTGCAGCCGCAACAGCCTCTGTTATCTTGCTTTCAGGAGCGACAATCTCACCTTCACGCTTATTGTCGCCAATAATGGCTAGCTGTGGTTGATTCGCTCTTACATATCCGCCCTGTGCAAGCAAAGGTATCTTAGGTATATTTATCCCTTTACCGCCTACACCTGGCACCCAGTCAGGTACTTTTATCTTATTTAGCCCCGATATTGCTCCGTTTACCAGCCCTATAATGCCATTTATCGGAGCCTTTACAATAGCAACAAAAGTATCTGCCACGCCTTTTAAGATATCCTTTAGACCTTCCCAAGCTTTTTTCCAGTTCCCGGTGAATATACCTGTGATAAAGTCAATAATCCCTTTAAAAATTTGTTTAACACCATCAAATATGTTTTTTATATTCTTTAAAAAGGCATTAAGTATGTCCCCAAACATGCCGAACTTTTGAGACCAATCAGTTGCGAACACATCTCCAAGCCAGTTTTTAAACCTCTCAAATATATCTTTTATGCCTCCCCATACCCTGCTGGCAGCCTCTTTCACTTCATCCCAATTTTTGTATAAAAGCACTCCAATAGCGATAAGTGAACCTATAATTGCTATTGCTATGCCGATAGGCGAAGTCAGAAATGCTATCGCTGTCCCTAATGCTGTAGTTACGCCAGTAGCTATAGCCCCAACAACATTCCATATGCCAACTGCTACATTTACGAGCCCCCATGCAGCCGCAAAGCTACCTATTATGATAGCTAATGTCTCAACTACAGGCTGGTTGTTTTCTATCCACTTTGATACATCTCTTAGTTTATCGGTTATGCCCTCTAGAATAGATATTATTAAACCGCCAGTCCATTCAGCCATTGGTTGCAGGAATTCTACCCACAGCCATTCGCCTAGGGGCTTTAAGGCTTCCAAAACCACATTTAGAACATTTAATGCCTCTGCAAGCATTTCTAAAAATACTGGAAGGGCATCTTCAATTACCCATCCTGCAAGTGGTTGGAGTGCATTTTCCCAAAACCATACCAGCCCATCACCTATATTTTGTGTTAAAGGTTCTAAGGCTTCTAATAATGTGCTTATTGATTCAAGCAACGGACTAAAATCCAATGTCTTAGCCCATTCAGCAGTTGATTCTGTAATCTTTTTAATTGTATCTAGGATAATATTAAATATATTAAACATGCCTTGAATAATCCTTGTACCAACTTCATTTTCATTCCAGGCATTTTTTAAAGCTGTACCAAGATTACCTACTAGATTAAATATGTTTTGTATTATCTGCAATATATTTTCTACTACTTTTTGTCCTGTACCATTAGTCCAAACCTCTACCCAACTCTTGCCTATCGTTTTTATTAAATCCAATACAGAGATGAAAGCATTTTTCATCGCATCTATAGTTGATTGCCCTTCATTTGCCCAAGCCAATTTGAATGGTTCAAGAATACTTGCCATGATTTCTTTAAATCTCTCAAATCCAGATAAATCAATAGTGGATGTATCTGGCATTTCCATCTCAAAATCCCCAGCTCCACCACCACTTGAATCTGCACCATCTTTTGTTTGCAATACATTTATTTCATCAAACCCTGCTAACTGACCCATGACATTTTTAGCCGTCTTACCATATCCATTCATAGCTTTTTTAGCATTATCTAGACTTTTAGTTGCGTCATAGCTTTGCTCATATGATTTTCCAAATAAAGATGATGTTGCGGCTGCAATATAGGTTGTTGCTGTTGCAATCCCCCTCATTAACGCATTTAAAGCTGGAAGGATAAAATCATAAATAGGTTGAAATGCCACCATAAGGTTAGTTTTTATAGTATTTAGGGAATGTACAAATTGTTTATTAGTCTTTAATGCATCACCTATATACTTAATGATTCCGCGTATTCCTTTATATATTAAATTGTAAATAAATATTCTTCTAAGTATGGACTTGAATGTACGTCCTATCACATTAGAAAAATCAGCTATTTTTCCAGATGATTTCTTTGCACTTTGTCCAGTTCTATTTATTTCCCTGCTAAATCGTCTTGTGCTATCAGTAGCTCTTCTAGTGGTATTATTAGTACGCTCTGTAGTATTCCCTAAGTTTTGAATAGTATTTCTTGTTGCTTCACTAGATGCCCTTAATCCTTGCAGTCTATTTTCAAGTCTAACAATTTCACTAGTTAATTCAGAAAATCTTGGGTCAGCATGTAACATCTGTTCTAAGCTTTCATCACTAGTCATGCCTGAAAATGAAGGCAAACCTCTATAAGACTCAATTATATTATCCTGTTCAGCATATAATTGAGCTAATTTTCTGTTAGTTTCATCTATTCTAGCCTGTGTTTTTTCTAAATCTGAATTCATTTTGTTTATATTACTAGATACCTTATCAGTGGACCCAGTTCCAACCTGAGAAAAAGTTCTAAAACTATTCGTCATTCTATCAAGCGAGCTTTTAACAAAGTTAGTCGTTTGACTAAACATGTTTTTAAAGTTGCTATTAAATGCACTGCCAAGCTTATTCAATTCTCTATGTAAAGAGGACTGACTTATTTCTATGTCAAGCTGTATTTTACCTACACTTGTACCATCCGACATAATCTCACCTACCTTTTGGAATAAGAAAAGCACCTACTTTTTTCAGTAGATGCTTACTTATAGAATTTAATTCAACAAGGGTTATTTACTGAAAGCCTTTTTCATAGCTTCCTGGAATATTTTTAATTGCTTTTTAGCTTCATCTTTATTTAATGCTACAGCTTTAGTCCTTCTCCTTCTCCATTCATTTCTAATCCTATGTTGTTCCTTAGTAAAGCTCTTTAATACTTCCTTATCATTTTCAGAGCGAATACTGACAACCTGACCTAGTGGAGTCTCTGGCATAATTCCAGCCAGCAGAGTGCAAAATTCGCTCCAGGACATATCATCTTCTTGTCTTAATCGTATACCATATTGGGACGTAAAGGATGCTTCAATCAACCCCCAGTCCTCATATAAGTCATACCAATCCTCTCTATATGCCTGCTTCTTTGCGAAATCGAGCCTCGGCGACCTCGTAATCTTCACCAGTCACAGCAGCCATTATTGCAATCATTATCGATTGATAGGCGGCCATAGGTAGATTCATTTCATCTATTTCTTTGGCTGCCTTTTCACCCAATACAACAGATATCATTTCATCTATAGCATTGATGTCATTCACATCAGTGTCCTGTATTTTCTGATTAAGGAGAATTATGGTGTTTTTTCTATCATCAATTTCATATATCTTATCCTCTGCCAACTTAAGCTTAGGCCTTTCATTCGTAAGCTTAGCAGAAATATCAATTATCTTACTCATTATTCTTCCTCCTCAATTTTAAAGAGGCCAGATAACCGGCCTCTTCTATAAGTTTTTATACTACCGCCGGTGCCCTGCCTCCTCCAACGGCCTTATTTGTTGAAGTGACCTCTACCAAGGCAATTATATTGCCGGCGCTTGTTGTAATGTCACTGCCTAAATCATATTCTGTCCAACCTTTGCCGGTTAGATCCTCGTTTGGCATTGGGATGCTTCCATTTATCTTGTAGACATAGCTATTACTTCCATTCTTGGTCGGTACAACGGCACTGATTTTGGTTGTCCCTGTTGTACTGCCCTCTTCACATTCGAATGTCAGGGTTTTAAAACCGTCTGATGATACATATGTCGGCTTTCCATCTGACTGTAATTCAAGCTCTAAAGAGGATACATTGGTACTATCGCCACCAAATGGTGTAGTGACATTGACTATACAATCAAATTCGAGCCTATCTCCATCCGGAAACTCTATAGCTGCCTTAGATGAACAATCCAGCCCACTCTTCCAAGCAAGGCCAGCAATATAATCATTGCCTGGGTCACCTACATGCCTTTTACCACTAAGGGAAATTGCAAATCCTTTCCCAGTCATTAGCCTTCTTACCCAGCCTTCTGTATCCATAGGAGTCCACTCTTCCACGTTTCCGTCTATAGATGGCGAGAAGGTTTCCATATCTTTTATAATCTTCATATCTTGTTCAGTGCTTTCCCTGCCTGCTGTTCCAATCTTAAAATCCAGATTAAACACTGGATATACTCCTAAATTAGTTCCAGCCATAATCTATTACCTACCTTTCATGTATTATTTCTAAATCAATCACATACTCATATATGCCTGAATCATCTACCCCTAAAGATATTGGTTCAGGATTTCTCATATTGAATTGTATTATTCGTTTACCTGCTATCTCTACATTAGTTTCGCCATGCAAAGCATCGTAAACTTCCATGGCTTTTATTTCGCTTTCTTTAACGTTCTTGTTCCAATGTACTAGTATCCTTATACCCTTACCTTTGTAGGAGCTATTTTGTAACCCTCCAATGGCAATAGGATTAATAAAAGCATTCCCATTGTAAACGACTATTGCCTTTTCATCTGTAGTCCTTAATCCTCCACTATACCAGTTAGGACAGTCTATTTTAGTTTTTAGCCAATCTCTAAAATCACTTATTGTCATTTAATTACACCACCAGATAAACGTTTTAACAACTCTCCATATGCTTTAGCCAACCAATCTTTCTTAAGGCCATAAATAAAACTATCCATCCATCTGCCTTGAGCATTTGCGTTTTTATCTTGTCTAAAATTGTATTCAGGATGATAATATAGTCGTCTAGCATATGGAGTATTATAACTTATATAGCCCTTATTTCCTTCTACTCCTGTCTTTGCTGATTCTTCAAGGTTGCCTGTGTCCTTTGGAACTACTTTCATATTATTGACCTCTGTTTTCAAGGCTTCCATAGTTAAGGGCAAGGCTTTTACTGCAGCATCTTCTATCTTTTTTATTGCCTGAGGATTAAGTTTAAGTGTTCCTTTTACCTTTATCACTTACATCAGCTCCAATTCTGTAGAGTAAATAGAGCCATCTGGATTTCTAGGTTTCCTGGACCTATAAATGGTTCTCTTAGTGCCATCTAGCTCAACATAGCCTTTTATTTGTTTTCCAGGATAAATATCTCCT